GCGAGCAATTCCTGGCGGAAATCCGTAACATCGTGGCCCAGGCCACGCAGCGCGAGGCGGACGCCGCGCTCAAGCAGGCACAGACGACCAAGACCGCCGCCGAGGCCGGCGCCACCATGGCGGGCCAGGACGGGGGCAACCGGGGGATGATGTGATGACCGACCCGAACGACGAGTTTTTCGGTGACCTGGACCGCACGGACCAGGAGCCATTCAGCGGCGGCGACCAGCCGACCGCGCCGACCCCCGAACCCGCGCCGGCACCGGCCGCCCCTCCTGCCGCTGTCACGGGCGGGGCGCCGGACCCAGGCGGGCCCCCCGCTGGAGGCAGCGCGCCGGCCGCGGCCCCCGGCACCCCGCCGGAGGGTACCGGCCAGGCGCCAGCTGCCTCGGCCGCCGCACCGCCGACGGTCCCCGTGGCCGCCCTCGTCGCGGAGCGCAAGCAGTTCCAGGCCGAGCTCGCGGCGCGCGACCAGCGCCTCGCCGACCTTGAGGCCCGGCTCGCGGCGGTCGGCCCGGCACCGGCGCCCGCCGGCCAGGAGCCGCCGGCCCGGCCCGACTTCATCGAGGACCCCCAGGGCTACGTCGATGGCAGCATCAAGCCGGTCCTGGAGAAGCTCGAGAAGCTCGAGAAGGCGAGCACGACGACGGCCGAGCAGCTGGAGCAGGAGCGCGCCCTCACCCAGTTCGTGACTCAGGTGCAGACGGCCGAGCAGCAGTTCGCCGCGACGGCGCCCGACTACCACGACGCGCTTAACCACGTCCGCCAGGTGCGGCTGGACCAGCTGCGGCTGGTGGCCCCGCCCGACACGCCGGACGACGCGCTTATCCAAGTGGTCGCGCGCGAGGAGCTCCAGTTCGCCCAGGCGAACCTAGCCGCCGGTCGCAACCCGGCCGAGCAGGCCTACAAGTTCGCGCGCACGGTCGGCTACCAGCCGCGGCAGCAGCCGCAGCCCGGCCAGGATGCGGCGGCGGCACCCGTCATCCCGCAGTTTCCGGCCCAGGCCGGCCCGAATGCTGCGGCGGCGTCCCGCACCCTGGGCGCCGGCGGCGGAGCTCCGGCCAACGCCGATCCGACCAACGACGGCCTGGGCGACGGGCTCGATGTCCTTGACGTGGCCTTGCGCGAACGATTCGGGCGGGCGTAGGATCGCCCGCAACGGCTCGCTGGCCCGACTGTCAGCGTTTCGGGGAGCACCCACCCGACACCCAGGGGCAGGTTTCGCGGCACCGATCAAAGCCCGCGCTACGCGGCGCCACCGGCGAGACTGGCGGCAGCAATCGCGCCCTCGGGCGCACGACCTAACCGCGTCATTTTCTGGAGGCATCCGCCATGGCGGGCACCGATTTCCCAGTCAATCATCCGTTGGCCGTCAAGCATTGGTCCAACGACCTCATGAAGGAGGCGCTCAAGCGCACCGTCGCCCTGCCGTTCATCGGCAAGGACGCCAACTCCATCGTGCAGCTAAAGACCGAGCTCAACAAGGCCGCGGGCGACCGCGTCCGGTTCGGCATCCGCCAGCAGCTGACCGGCGCCGGCATCCAGGGCGATGGCACCCTTGAGGGCAACGAGGAGGCGCTGGAGACGTTCAGCCAGGACGTGTTCATCGACCAGCTGCGCCACGCGGTCCGGTCGGCCGGCAAGATGTCGGAGCAGCGCGTCCCCTGGTCGATGCGTTCCGAGGCGCGCGACGCGCTCGCCGACTGGTGGGCCGACCGCTTCGATGCCTGGTTCTTCAACCAGCTGTGCGGCAACACCGCCGCCACCGACACGCGCTACACCGGCCTCCAGTCGCCGGTCGCGCCGGACGCCGACCACATCGTCTACACCGGCGGCAGCACCGTCGAGACGAGCTACAGCGCGACGACCGTGCAGCGCATGTCGCTGACGATGATCGACTACGCGGTGGAGCGCGCCAAGATGGCGAAGAACACCATGCGCCAGGTGCGCGACGGTGCCTATTCGCTGCTGGTGATGTTCCTGCACCCGTTCCAGGTGACGGACCTCCGCAGCAACACCGCCACCGGGCAATGGGCCGACATCCAGAAGGCCGCGATGAACGGCGGCAACGTGACCAAGAACCCCATCTTCACGGGCGCCCTGGGCATGTACAACGGCGTGGTGCTGCACGAATCCACGCGCATTCCCACCGCCCCGACCAACGGCAACGTCCGCCGCGCCGTGCTGCTCGGCGCCCAGGCCGGCGTCATGGCATTCGGCCGCGGCTACGGGAAGAACACCTACTCCTGGGAGGAGGAGATGTTCGACTACGGCAACCAGCTGGGCGTGGCCGCCGGCTCCATCGCTGGCATGACCAAGACCCGGTTCAACGGGTCGGACTTCGCCAGCATCGTCGTCCCCACCTACGCCGTGGCGTCCACCTAAAGCCACGCGGTAGCGCACGGCCAGGAGGGCCGCAGACATGGCAACCATTCGAGTCAAGGGCAACCTGACGCAGCCGAAGGCGGTGCATGCCGGCACCAACACGGCGCTGTTCCGGCTGTCCACGTCGGTCACGCTGTCCGCCGGGGACAAGTACCTCATCGGCAAGCTCCCGCACCGGGCGGTGCCCATCGAGGCCGTCTGGTACCCGGGCGCCGCCCAGCCGGCGGGCTTCGTGGCGAAGTTCGGCACCAGCGCGAGCGAGGAGCTTTTCCTGGGCTCCGCCACCTACTCGGTGGCGACCCGGAGCACCCGCAACATGGGGCCGCGCTTCCGCGTCAGCCTGTCCGACGAGCAGACCATCCGTTTCGAGAACGTCGTGGCGGTGCCAACGGCGGGCGTGACGGTCGGTCACATCGGCGACCTCGTAGTCCAGTACGTCCTGGACGACCAGCTGTAAGCGGAGGCGGCCATGCCATCCTTCATGACGCGAGAAGCCCTGGGCCAGCAGGCCAAGGCCGTCCACGCTGGCCTCAACACGGCTCTGTTCAAGATGTCGCTCTCGGTCACGCCGGCGGCGCTGGACACCATCGAAATCGGCCGCCTGCCCTACGGCGCGGTCCCGCTCAAGGTCATCGCGTACCGGGACCAGGCCGATGCGACCCAGGGCGCGTTCAGTCTCGGCACCAGCGCCAGCTTCGCGCTAATTGCCGCGTCGGTGGCGTTCGCTACGGCTGATCGGGCCACGGCGCTGACGCCGAACCCGCAGGCCCAGCGTCTCAGCGCCAGCGCCAGCGACCCGCAGCGGGGCATCCCGCTCGTCGTCACGGCGCTGTCCGGGCTGTCCGTGGGCAATCAGTTCCACCTGGCTGTCCAGTACGTCATGGACGACGCTCGCCCGCGGGGCTAACATCGCCCCCCAGCGCGGACCGGCCAACCACAAGGCCGGCCGCGCCGGGGGAACCGATGCACCAACTAGGCCTCAACGCCGTGCTCGAGCGCCTCGAGCAGGCGCTCCACACCGACGACCTCAACACCGCGTCCGCCCTGCTGTGGCCGGCGCTTGACCAGGCCCCCGAGCTCGGGGTGCTGTGGTTCCACGCCGGCAACCTGTGGATGAAGCTGGGCCAGTCCGCGCCGGCGGTGCTGGCGTTCCGCCGCGCCTACGAGCTTGAGGGCAACCCGCGCATCCTGACCAACCTGGGGTGCGCCTACCGCCGCCTCAATGACCGCGAGCGCGGCGAGGCCGCCCTGCGCCGGGCCGTCGCGTGCCTGCCGGACGACCCCAGCAGCCTCATCAACCTGGGCGCCGCGCACGTCAACGAAGGCGACCCGTACCCCGGCATGGCGCCGCTCGAGCACGCGCTGGCCCTGGGCCGCGAGGACGCCGCCTGGAACCTGGCGCTGCTGTACCTGGAGGCCGGCCGCTTCGGCGAGGGCTTCGACCTGTACGCGACCGGCGTGGGCCGCGAGCGCAACCTGCGGCGCTACTCCGACGGCAACACCCCGGAGCCGGTCATGCTGACGCCGGAGCTCCCGCGGGCCGGCAAGACCCTGGTGCTGTGGGCGGAGCAGGGCATCGGCGACGAGCTCATGTTTTCCACGCTCCTGCCCGAGGCGCGCCGCGACTTCGGCCGCGTGATCGCCGAATGCCACCCGCGCCTCATCAACATCCTGCGCCAGGCGTTCCCCGGCATCGAGTTCCACCCGACCCGGAAAGACGACTGGATAACCTGGCCCATCGAGGGCGGGGTCGTCGCCGACTACAAGGCGCCGCTGGGCGACCTGGCCCGGCTGTACCGCCGGACGCGCGAGTCCTTCCGGCCGGGCTTCCCCTGGTACGCGCAGGCCTACGACGCGGCCGAGGCCGCCGCCTACCGCAGCCGGCTGCTGGCGCTCGCCCAGGGCCGCCCCATCGTCGGCCTGGCGATCCGCGGCGGCGTGATGACCACCGCTCGCACCGAGCGGACCCTGCGGCCCCAGGACATCGAGCCGCTGTTTAGGGACACCAACGCGCTGTTCGTGGGCCTGGACTACGAGGACATGGCCGGCTTTGAGGCCGCGATCCTGGACCGCTACGGGCCAGGCCGCTACGTCAACCTCCCGGCCATCACCATCGCCTACGACTACGCGCACACCGCAGCCCTGGTCGCGGCGCTCGAGCTCGTCGTGACGGTGTGCCAGTCGGTCGCGCACCTGGCCGCCGGCATGGGCCAGCCCACCCGGGTGCTGACGCCGGCAAAGGTCGCCTGGCGCTACGGCCTCGAGGAGGAGGCCTGGTATTGGTACGACCACGGCGGCGCGCTCCTGTACCGCCAGACGCGGCCCGGCGGCGACTGGGGTCCGGCCATCGCCCGCGTCGTCCAGGACATCAACCACATGGAGCGCAGGACATGATGACCCCGCACCCCTTCGACCAGGTGCGCCGCTGGCACGTCCTGGCCGGGATCGTGATGCGCTTCGGCTTGCGCCGGTTCGTGGAAGTGGGCTGCAAGAACGGGCAGACCACGGCTTTCCTGCTGGCCGCGGAGCCCGAGCTCACCGCCATCACCATCGACCCGTGGCAGTCATTCCCGGAGCACGCCGGCCGCGTCGGCGGGGAAACCTACGAGGCCTGGGAATTCGACGCCATCGAGCGCGAGTACCAGCAGCACATGGCGCCATTCGGCGACCGGGTGACCCACTACCGCCAGACGAGCCAGGCCGCGGCCCAGGAAGTGCCGAACGAGAGCCGGGACCTGGTATTCATCGACGCCGCGCACGACTACGAGAACGTGAAGCACGACATCAAGCTCTGGCTGCCGACGCTCCGGCGCGGCGGCGTCCTGGCCGGCCACGACTACCAGCACAGGTTCCCCGGCGTGATGCAGGCGGTGGCGGAATCTTTCTGCCTGTTCGATGTCGGCGTCTCGGCCGACTCCGTCTGGTGGGTCCAGGTGGACCGCGGGGAGGCGCGCCGTGCCGCGTAACTACTGCTGGTTCATCACCGGCCAGGGCGAGCACCGGCGCATGCTCGAGGCCAGCATCGAGTCCGTCCGCCGCCACGACCCGCGGGCCGCGCTCCACGTCATCGACGCCGACTCCGCCCTGGCGCCGGCCGGCCCGATGATGCTGGCGAACATCGACGCCATCTGGACGGTCCTGGCAAACCTGCCCCGCGGCGACGAGCTCATCGCGCTGGACTGCGACACCATCGTCCAGGCTCCGCTGCCGCTACTCCACCTGGGCGAGGCCCAGGCCGACCTAGCCGTCACGTTCCGGGACCACGTCGCCCGCGGCCCCGACGGCGAGAAGCAGGTGGGCATCGCCGGCGAGCAGCCGTACAACTTCGGCGTGCTCGGCTTCCGCGCCTCGCCCGGCGGCCTCGAGGCCTGCCTGTGGCTGCGCGAGCGCGTGCGCCGCATGGGACCGCAGCTGCGGGCCTGGTACGGCAACCAGGTGGCCCTGGCCGAGCTCCTGGGCCCGTGCCCGAAGGACGACCAGCCCGACCTCCTGCTGGCCGACATCCCCTGGGCCGACGACCTGACGGGCACCGGCATCACCGTCGCCCGCTGGCCGTGCCAGGAGTGGAATTTCACCCCGGAGCCTGGCGAGTCCTACGCCCACGCCCGGGTGCTGCACTTCAAGGGCCACAGCCGCGACCTGTTCGGCCCGACCGCCAAGGAGCTCGGCCTGCCGTGGTGATCCCCGTCTACATCGGCTACGACCGGGCCGAGCCGGTCGCGTTCCACGTCCTCGCCTCGAGCCTCATCCGGCACGCGAGCAGCCCCCTGAGCATCACGGCGGTTGGCTCGTCGGTCCTGCCGCGGGACATCTACCGGCGGCCCCGCGGCCCGCACGACTCCACGGAGTTCTCCAACGCCCGGTTCGCCGTGCCGCTGCTGGCCGGGTACCAGGGCTGGGCCGTGTTCATGGACTGCGACATGCTGGCCGTCGGCGACCTAACCGAGCTCTGGCAGCAGCGGGACCCGTCCAAGGCGGTGATGGTCGTCCGGCACAACCACGTCCCAGAACACCGCCGGAAGTTCCTGGGCCAGGAGCAGGCCCGCTACAGCCGGAAGAATTGGAGCAGCCTCATGCTGCTCAACTGCGCGCACCCGGCCTCCCGGACCCTGACGGCCGAGTACCTGGCCGACGCGCCGGGCCTGGACCTCCATCAATTTGCCTGGTGCCGGGACGAGGAAATCGGCTTCATCCACGGCGGCTGGAACGTCCTGCTCACCGACGGCCGCCTCGAGCACCCGGAGCCGGCCGCGGCGCCGAAGCTCCTGCACATGACCCAGGGCGGCCCCTGGCACGGCGAGGCAACCCTCACCGGGATGGGCGAGGCCTGGCTCGGCGAGCTCCGCGCGCTTCTGGACGGCGGCAACCCGCGCGGGCTGGTAACCTCCAACGTGGCGCCGGATGTGGCGCTGCTGACTGTTCTCTACCGGAAAGGGGGTGATTCGCGTGAAGGGCAAGAAGGGCAAGGGCGGCGGCAAGAAGAAATACTGACCGCCGAGGGGCGGGCGCCGGAGGACGGCGCCCTGCCCATTGGGTGATCCCGTGAGCCGTCGCCGCGTCAACCCGAGCCGTCTACAATCCCCCCCGGAGCCGCGGTGCCCGATGTGCGGGCGCCCCACGGCCCCGGAGGGCGAGCACCATGGCGGGATTCCAGACGGTCATCGGCCAAGTCCTGACGGACATCAACCGGGGCAGCGAGCACAGCGCCCGCGTCCGCCTCGCGCTCGTTGAGGCCATCGAGCACTACCAGGCCGTCCGCTTCGGCTGGAACCAGAAGCGCGCCACCGCGGCCCTGACGAGCGGCGTGGAGTACCTGGCGCTGCCGTCCGACTGGATCGAGAACGACGCGCTTCGCATGGCCGTCAGCAGCAACGAAGTCCACCCCCTGCGGGAAGTGACCTTCGACTACATCGACGAGCGCAGCATCGACCCCACCCACCGCGGCCGACCGGCCTATTACGCGGTCCAGAATCGCAGCCTGCGGTTCTACCCGATCCCGGAAACCTCCTACAACTTGCAGATGAGCTACCACTACGCGCTGGGCGAGATTTCCCTGAGCGCGAGCGACAGCGCCAGCAACGCCTGGACCAATGAAGGCCTGGTCCTGATCCGCACGCGGGCCACCGCCGACGTGCTCGAGACGTACATCGGCGGGCAGGAGTCCTTCCAGCACGCGGCCATCCTTCGCCAGCGCGAGCTCGATACGCTCGAGCGGCTTAAGGCTCGCGCCAACCGCGAGCAGTCCGGCGCCGGCCTTAAGCCGTACATCTAGACCATGGCCGACTACGACCTGGTCGATACCGGCGACACGTTCCGCCCCTGGAACCTGCCGTTCCAGCAGTTCCCGGAGGAGCGCATCGGCATCGTCGCCAACAGCGACGTGAGCGGCGAGCTCGAGGCCTGCCGGCGGTACGCCGACGCGCACGGCATCCCGCGGGCCAACATCGTCAGCATCGCCGCCACCGACAAAATCGAGATTGCCACCGGCCTCCCGAACGATGCCGCCATCTATGAGCGTTTTGTCGCCCCGGTGCGCGAGCACGCGAACGAGCAGCGGCTCCTGGCGCACCTAGCCGGCCCGACCATCCCCCAGTCCATCCAGATTCCGAGCTCGCCCACCAACTACGTCCGCACCGACGAAATCCTGCGGAACGTTCGCCTGTGGAAGCAGCAAAGCGACCTCGAGCTCCTGCCGCTGAATGCCCCGCAAACCTACATGGGCAAGGTGAACCTGGACCTCAACAACCTGAACCCCGCGGAACCCAGCGACCTGCGCGACGCCTACTGGCCGCCGATGGCGGCGAAGTCCGGGCCCGGCGCGTGGACGCCGTGGGAATTCATGCGCCCCGAATACACGGCCATGTGGGGCCGGCCCGGGGGCGCGCTCGCCATCGGCAAAATCGGCTGGTGGCAATGGAACACCTACCGCCCGTTCAACAGCCTGGAGTTCGTGGACACGCTCAACGAACGCTACCTGGCGGCGCGGTCGCGGTCGCGGGCGGAGGCGCTGGCGCTGCCGCACATCGTCAGCATCAGGCCCGTCACCCAGAACCTTCACAACAGCTGGGCCTACTGGCAGGCCTGGCTCCGCAACAACCTCGGGATGTCCGTGAAGTGGGACGTGGTCGCCGGCGACGTCACCGAAGCCGTGGAGGGATACCTTGATCCCGCGTACCGGACGGCCGCGCTGGACTCCGCCCTGGTGCGCGAGCCGGCCTACTTCGTCGTCGGGGTGATGAACAACTACAGCGTCTATCCGCCCTGGAATGACCCGTACATCGCCCAGCGGTTCGCGGCCCAGCTGGGTGGCGGACTCATCGCCTCGCTGTCCTTCCCGTACCTCGAGGGCGGCTGGATGATCGGCGGCGACGGCAACCTCGGGCTCTGCACGCAGACGACCACCTATCACATCACCACGACGACCGCGACCTTCTACCCGAGCATCTACACCGCGCTCCTGCGCGGCATGTCCTGGCTCGAGGCCAACGCCTACGCGCGCGAGGCGCTGGGCGCCGGCGACCCGCTGTTCCGGCCCTACCCCGGCGGGCTCAACTACAGCACCGGCGCCTGGGATGCGTCGCTCGAGCTCACCTGGCCGGTGGACTGGGAGAACCCGTCGCCATCGCCAGGCTCGGCATCCTGGGAAGCCACCGCCGGCGCCGCGTCGGTGTGGTCGTAGTAGGCTACGCAGCGGAGGCCGACCATGCCGCTTGAGACAACCGCCACCTACATCAACAGCCTCAACGTGGCGTGGCCCGTCGGCACGGACCCGTTGAGCGTTGCTGACCAGCACATCCAGCTAATCAAGGCCGCCATCCGCCGCACGTTCCCGAACCTCGATTCCGCGGTGGAGGCCTCGCACCTGCAAATCAACTACCTGGTGGGAGTCAACCAGGCGGTGCAGACGCAGTTCACCAACCTGCGGGACGGCACCGCGACCGCCCGCAATGCCAACACCGCCAATACCGCCCTGTCAGCCAACTTCGCCAACGGCGCACGGTTCGCTCGGTCCGCCGCGGTGCTGGTGCAGCCCACGACCGCCTACGGCATCAAGCAGGCCGACGAGTCCTTCGCGTTCCCCGGCGACCAGGTGGACGTGGCCGTCGTCACCGTCAGCCAGTCGGGCCTCTACACGTTCCGCGGACTCATCGTCGCGGACCTGGGTGCGATGACCGCCAACGCCATCGTGCTGTTCGACCTGGACGGCTTCGCCACGTCTGACAGCGGGCGCTGGGCCGTCGGCGACCAGCCGGCATTCAACAGCAACCCCGTCAATGCATCCGCTTCCCTGCGCGCGCGCCTGCCGCTGCGCGTGGCGTCTGGCCCCGTGGTCGCAGCCGCCGAGTACGGCCCGCAGACGGCGCTGATTCCGGTGCATGGCCGCCTGTCCCTGGACGGCTCCGCCAGCCGGAACATCACGCTCCGTCTGACGACGTTCTCCGGCCTCTCGCAATCCATCAAGCGCGGCAGCTACGCCGGCGTGCGCCGCCTCGGCAACGCCGTGGAGCAAATCTAATGCCCTTGGAAACCGCCACCTACATCAACAGCCTGGTCGTCACCAACCCGGACGGGGCGGCCGATGCGCGCTCCACCCTGGACGACCACATCCGCCTTATCAAGGCCGCGCTTCGCCGGACGTTCCCGAACGTGACTGGCGAAGTGAGCGCGAGCAACAACGTGTTTGCGCTGCTCGCGACGACCAACCAGAACATCCAGGACCAGTTCACCAACCTGCGCGATGGCACAACCACGGCGCGCTTCGCGCTCTTGGCAAACTTCGCCGGCTTCGCCACGGAGGCCAACAGCGCGGGCTTCGCCACCGTCGCGCTCGAGGCCCCCACGCAGTTTCCCGTCTACTACTCCACGCTCACGGCCGAGGCGACCAGCCTAAGCGCCAGCGTCAATACCAGCCCGGACAACTTCGTCGCGCCGCGCGTGAGCCTGAGCCGCAGCGGCCTGTTCGCCATTCGGGGCGCCATCCGCTGCCAGGTAGTGCAGGGCGTCAGCAGCGCGTCCGTGCGGCTCGCCATCGGCCTCTCGGCCACCGGCGCCGGCAGCGGCACGTTCCTCCGCTACACCGACGGGTCCCCGTCGGGCCTGCTTGCCAGCATCACCTACAGCACCGCCGCGCTGGCCGCGTTCGTGTTCAAGGGCACGACCTCGCCGTCCGTTACCCCGGGCTTCGTCGGGCCGGCTGCCGGCACCTATGAGCTCATGGTCCACCTGGACGGAATCCTCAACGTCACCGCGTCGGCCCTGGCGGTGCTTTCGACCGTCGTAGACTGGCTCCCGCCCGCCGGCGGCGCGCAGACTCTCCTGGTCCAGAAGGGCAGCACGCTCATCGCCGAGCGGATCGGCGACTCCATCGCCGGAGGCCTGTGACCCATGGCAATCGCTCGCGTCGCCGGTGAAGTAGCGGGCGGCCTGCGGCCCGACGTGCCGGGCCTCATCCTGCCGGAGGGCATTTGGACCGACGCGCGTAACGTCCGCTTCCGGGACGGCAGCGTGGAGAAAGTGCGCGGCTACGAGCGGGCGCTCGGCAGCCTCTCGGCCACAAGCATCTACGGCACCAACATCAACGACGGCGCCACGGCTTACTGGCTCTATGCCGGGCAGACTGTGGTGTACGCCACCGACGGCACGACCCACGCCAACGTCACCAACCTAAGCGGCACGCCGAACGCCAGCCTGGAACTGGGGTTTACCGGCGGCAACTTCCACGGTTTCGCCATCCTGAATGACGGCGTAGGCGTGCCCCAGGTGTGGGACCCTGGGCTTGCCAACCGCTGCGTCAGCCTGACCGCGTGGCCGGCCAACGTCACCGCCCAGGTGCTCCGCCCGTTCCGTGACCAGCTGATTGCGCTTCGCATCACGGACACCGGCGACTACAACCCGCGCGAGCTCCGCTGGAGCACGCTGGCCGGCCCGGGCGCGCTGCCCGACGACTGGGACTACACCGACCCGTCGAACCAGGCGGGCCGCACGGAGCTCGGCGACACCGATGACAACCTGGTGGACTGCCTGGGCCTCCGCAACAGCCTCATCGTCTACAAGCAGTTCAACACCTACATCGCCGACCTGGTCGATGACGATGCCGTGTTCTCGTTCCGGCGCCTGTTCTCCCAGTCTGGCCTGCTCTCGGAGAATTGCGCGGTAGCATTCGGCGCGCGGCATTTCGTGGTCACCGACTGCGACATCATCGTCCACGACGGCAACAGTCCGGTCAGCATCGCGGACCAGCGCATGCGCCGCTGGTTCTTCACCCGCCTCAACGCCAACGCTTACCGCCGCACGTTCGTCATGGCCGACTACCGCAACCGGGAAATCTACGTCTGTTTCCCCGAGAGCGGCCAGGTGTGGCCCACCATGGCAATCGTCTGGAATTGGTCCGACGATTCCTGGCACATCCGCGAGCTCGGCCGCGCCATGGCATTCGGCACCAACGGCATCGTGCCTGGAACCAGCGCGCTCATTGACGCCGACACCCGGACCTACGACGACGCGGGCGAGCCGTTCGATGACGAGTCCTACAACCCGTCGGCGCTGCGCGCCATGCTGTTCGCTGCCGAGCGTTTCGATGCGTACCAGCTGGACACCGGCGAAACCTACGCCGGTGACACGATGACGTGCTACGCGGAGCGCACCGGGATCGGGCTGTCCAACATCGACCTAGTCCGCATCAAGCGCATCAAGCGCATCATGCCCCGCGTCCTCGGCACGACCGGCGACACGATCCGCTTCTACGTCGGCGTGCGCTCCGCCATCGACGGCACGGTCAGCTATCTGGGGCCGTACCTGTTCACCATCGGCCAGGACCACAAGATCGACCTCCGCATTAGCGGGCGGATCATCGACTTGAAAGCCGAATACCTGGGCACCAGCACTTTCCGCCTGTTCGGCTGGGACATTGAGTACGAGCCGGACGGCTACCGATGACCGCGCCGCGCTACGAGCCAGCCCCGACGCCGCTGGAGCCCACGCCGACCGCGCTGTCAGAGTACCTAGCGCGCGAGCTCCGCCGCCTAGGCAACCTGCTCCGCATCGTCGTGCTTCGCCAAACCAACGGGACGATCCGGCTGCCATCCCTGGCCGCCGATCCGGCCACCGCGGCCAACGGCGACTGCTACTACAACACCACGACCGACAAGGCGCGCGTGTACGAGGGCGGCCATTGGAAGAATCTGGCTTGATTCACCTGGTTCCGCCCGGCGCGATCCTTGAGGAGCTCTGGCCGCATGTTGCGCCGCTGCTGGCGCGGGCGCTGCGCCAGCACGATTTCCTGGACACCGACGGCCTGCGGCTCCTGCTCAAGGCCCAGCGCGCGGACCTCGCCATCGTGGCCGCCGACGGCGAGCTCGCGGGCGCCCTGGTCATGGAAGTGGTCCAGTACCCCGGCGTGCGTGTAGGCAACATCCTGGCCCTGGCCGGGCGCGATGGCTTCTACCGGGATCACCTGGACGATGCGGTCGCCTGGGCAAAAGCATGGTGCCGGGAGCGCGCCTGCCCTATCATCGGCTTCGCCGGCGGGCGGCCAGGTTGGCTTCGCTACGTCGGCAAGCGGGGATGGGTGACCCGCCGGTTTCTGACGGCTTGGACCTCGAGCCACGCCGATGCCATTCAAAACTCTGCGCGAGTACATGGACCGGAACATGCGGACGCCGCCTGGCGGGAACACGCAGAATCCGGCCCTTCAGATGGCGCTGACCAGCCGGGCGACGATGGGCGCCCCGAGCTACGCCGCGCGGCCGGGTAGCGCGCCCCTCCCTGCCAACTTCCTCGGCGCGATGCCGGCCGGCTTCGGCGGCCTGGTCCAGCAGTCGGTGGACCAGCAGCAGCCGTTCTCCGGCGGCGACCTCATGGCCCTCATGCAGGGCCAGCTGGCGAGCCCGGGCTACGGGCTCTACGGCCCCACCCGCTTCCCCGGCGGCGCCGCACCGACGCCGCCAACTGCGCCCCCCGCGGTCGGCGGCGGGGGCGGCCTCCTGTCCATGCTGCCTGGGCTTTTTAACCGCGTGTACGGTCGCGCCCGCGCGATGCAGTCGCCGGCGTACCAGCAGTCGCCGGCGTACCAGAATCATCTCATGGGGCCGGGGCTCTTCCTGTGAGCAAAGGCGGCGGCGGCGGCGGCACGACCACCACGTCCCCGTGGGGGCCGGCCCAGCCGTACATCAAGGAAGGCCTGCGAGGCCTCCAGGCGGCGTACCGGAACCCGGCGCAGTTCTTCCCCGGCCAGACGTTCGTGGGCCCGACGCCGTCGGAGCTCGCGGCCTGGGGCAACCGGCTGTCCTACTCGGACCAGGTGTACGGCGGCTCGCAGGCGCCGAAGTTTGGTGAGGCAACGGGCGCTCTGTCCGGCGCGCTCACCGGCAACACCGCGCTCGGTTCCCTGGCCGGCAACCTGGCCCCGTTCGCCGGCAACGCGCTCATGGGCGGCTGGTCCGGCTTCGGCCAGGCCGGCGGCCTTGATGCCCGCGGCGCCATCGGCAACATGCTGTCCGGGCAGCCGGACTACTCCGGCCTCCAGGGCGCCATCGACGCGGCCAATGCGCCGATCCTGCGGCAGCTGAACCAGGACATTCTCCCGGGCCTTGAGCGGCGCGCGTCGTTCCTCCAGAACCCCACCGGCAGCATCAAGGCGCTCAACCGCGTCATGCCGGAAATCGGCGAGCGGATGAGCCAGAACGCGCAGGCGCTCTACCAGGGCGAGCGCAACCGGGCGCTGGGCGAGCGGGCCCAGGCGGCCAACTTGGTCAGCCAGGGCGGGCTGTCCATGAATCAGGGGCTCATCGGGCTGGGCGGGCTGGCCGGCAACCTCGGCGCCGGGGCCAGCGGCGACGCGCTCCGCGGCCTGGCGCTGTTCCCCGGCATGGTCCAGGCGGGCGAGGGGCCCGGCAACCTGGCCCAGCAGTTCGCCGGCTGGGGCCGCGGCTTCCAGGAGCAGGCGCTCGCCGACCAGATGGCGCGCTTCAACTTCTACCAGAACCAGCCGATGGACTGGGCCAGCCGCTACCTGGCGATGGGCCAGGGCGCCGGCGGCCTCGGCGGGACGCAGGCGCAGAAGAACCCCGACGGCTCGCCGATTGCCGGGGCCCTGGGCGGCGCCATCACCGGCGCGCAGCTGGGCACGATGATCCCCGGCATTGGCCCCGCCGTCGGCGCCATCGGCGGCGGCCTCCTCGGCCTGTTCGGGTGACCTCATGACCGCACTTCCCGTCGAATCGCCCATTGCCCTCCCCGGCCTCGGCCGTTTGCAGATTCCGGGCGGGCTACCGCCGGGCGTGCAGGCGCCGGGCGGCCTCCTGTCGCGCATGAACGCCGGCGCCTACGGCATGCTCGGCCGCCTCGGCAGTTCCATGTTCGGCGTGCCGGCCGGCCTTGAGGGCATGCCCCCCGAGCTCATCCGCCAGCAGCAGCAGCAGGCGCTCCTCCAGCTGGGCCTCGGCATGCTGGCCGGCAAGGAGCGCGGCATGGGCTTCGGCCAGTCCACCTTGGCCGGCCTGAGCAACGCGCAGTCCGGCTTTCAGGACATCCTCCAGCAGTCCTACCGCAACACGCTCCTCAACCGCGAGGCGGCCCGCGCCGACACGCGCGACCAGCGCGACGAGGACCGCTGGCGCGCGGATCGCGATTACCAGATGCAGCGCGACCGGCAGTCCGACGAACGCTGGCGCGCCGAGCAAGACCTCCGCATGCGCGCCACGGAAGCCGACATCCGCGGACAGGGCGTGCTCGCGAACCAGCGGGCCCAGGAGGCCGCCGCAGCCGAGCAGGCGCGGGCCCGCGTCCAGGAGCTCACGAAGAAGCCCACGCTCACC